ATTGTATAGTAAACAACTAGATATATTTATATCTCTCCACCCTTGGGCAGTTCTGGTGCCTCAGTAGCGGAACCATCAATTTCTGGTTCCATCTGTGGTTTACCTAAATCCATACCTGCGACACTATCTAAAGGTTGTCCTGTTGCAGGATCTACAGGTGCAGCTGGATCAGGAATAACACCGTCTTTAATTTCTTTCTTGATTAGTGCATCTTGCTCAAGAATTTCTACATCAGTTTGGCGCAGGATCTTACGGCGAACATAATCTTGAGAGTAATACTTACCGATGTATGGTTCTGCAGTTGCAGCAAGAGTTAATCTTTCATTCATTAACTCTGCATCTTTTAACTCAGAGAAATGATTATCATAGAGGAAGTCATATTGAATATGCTCACTCATAATCTCCCAATCTTCTGGAGTAATTACATTCTTCAGAAGTAATTGGGTCTTCAACATGTCATTAAACATGTTAGAGAATCTTTTTCTCAAACGAGAAACAAATTTGGTGAACTTAAGTTCATCTCTCAGGATCTCAGAAGATCTCCCCAAGTTAAACCCACCTTCTCCATCCATTCTTGAGGGTGGAACATTAAGGGATCTGTATAGTTTCTTTTTAAAATACTCAATATCAGTGATTTCACCCAGATTTTGTCCTCCTGGGAGAGTGGAGATTTCTGTTCCTCTTCCACCTTCACGTCTTGGGAGCCAGAAGTCCTCAAGCATTGCCATGTACTTTTTGTCATCACGGATTTCTCCTGTGTTTGCATCGTATACAAGTTTGTTGCGATAACGCATCATCACATCACGTAAGTATTGCTCTGCTTTTTGCTTAGGCAGATTACCAACATCGATGTAGAAAATTCTACGCTCTGGAGCACGGGACAATCTATAGATGACCAGTGAATCCTCAATCATTCTAAGTTGATTGATGGACTTAATTGCTTTATGAAGATACGAAAGAGTAGTCCCTTTGTTACGGTCTACAAGACCAGATGTGCAATAGGTGACTGCATCTCTTGCGATTTTAATTCCTTGACCAGCACCCGTTTGCATTGGGTTGCCAGTTGGATATACTGATTTTGGATTATAAATGAAATACTCTTCAATTTCGGGGAAGTCATAATCCATAGGATTATCACTCTTAATCTGTGCTACTGCTCTGCCTTGATCCCCTGGCTTTTTCTTTTGTTGTCTAATATAACGCATTTTCATTGCGTCAATATAACGCAACTCTTGAATACCTTCTTGAGGATTTTTTAAATCAATAATTTTATGATAATAGATACGTCCATCAATATACCAGTTACGATATATCTCATGTGCTTTTTTATCAAAATCCAATAAATCTAAGATATACTTAAACTCTTTACGAATTTTTGTTTTAATACCATCGCTAGCATTTAAATTTGATAGTTCAATTTCTACAGGACTATCATTACTATCAGATACGATAGCTTCATTTACAATATCTTCAATAGCACTATCCGCTTCGGGATGAAGTGCCATTTCACGATATCGTTTGATTAAATCAAACTCGGTGCGGAATACACCTTCAATGTCTACATAAGAACCAAAAAAACCACTACTCATATAGTGGTCAGCCCCATCCTCGTTATTAGGAGGGACAGGACTGACTGCACTTGGAGATAGTGGTTCTGTGTCCTCAATAGAGAACCCAAACAATTTTGACATTATTACAAGTTAACTTTAGTCTGATCTATTTATCTGATCAAATCAAGCGGATCCGGGATTGGTTTCGCCTGCTCCAAGATCAGCTGGTGCCCAATACTGTACTTGGAATTCAACAGTGAATTCTTCAATGGTATCACCAGTATCATATGAAAGATCAATAGCACTAATGTTTGTTGGGAAGATACCATAGAATCTGTATTGCTTAGCAGCAGCTAAACCTTCAGTATCTACTTTGCTCAGTGCAGATGCATTTCTAGCAAACTGAATAACATCAGCAGTGCGCTGATACGCTCCAGGATCGGTAGCACCTGATCCATCAGCATATTGACCAACAAATTGCATCCATGCTTCCATGGCAGTGCGAATTTTAAAGTCATTATCATTGATGACCGTTACGGTCCAAGTATCAAAAGTTCTGTCTCCAGCTACCTTGAAGATTCTTCCTCTAAAAGGAACATCGATTGAAGCGATGTTTGATGCTGGTAACTGTGCTGCCTTACACAGAATTGAGAACTCATCTGAATCATAATCTGCTCCACCAGGAAAACTAGTTAAGTTTACTTGGAATAGATTAGGGCGAGCGCCGCCGCCCTTCAAAGTTGATTTAATCTTTTCGATTGAGTGAGACATTTCGTAAATCCTCCTTTTGTTATTTAGATATTATGATCAAGCTCTACCAGCTACTTCCTCAAAACTGATGCCAGTTCTAGTGGCAACAAACGTGAGGGTAATGTAGTTGATTGATTTAGCAGGCTTCAGGAAGATGTCTGCTCTAAATTCATTATTATCAATAACATCAGGAGTGTTGTTGGTGGTATCACAAACAACGAGGAATCCATAAAGACCTCTCTTTGCCTGAACATCGCGGAGGAACGGTTCAACAATGTTTCTGAAGTTTGCTCTTGTTAACTCATCATTGAGTTCAAAGAGTTGAGCCTCTGCTGCTCTTTCAAGTGCTTGCTCAATGGTAAGGAACAAACGACGAACGTTAATTCTATCAAATGCGGATGCAAATCCAAGTGCCGTCTTATCACCGAAGAGAAGAGTTCCAACACCTGGTGTGGTGATGAAAGAGTTAACTCTTGCAGGATAGAGGCGATCTCTTTGTGCCTTATTGGGGTTATATGCAAGTTTAATAGCATTGTTAATAACACCACGCTGTTGTCCAGCAGGTGAGAACCAAGGATATGCAGTGATTGCAGTGCGATGCATCAAACCAGCAACGTCAGCATTCGTTGGAACATAACGGAATTCGTTATTGAACCTATCGAACTGATACTTGTATCCACTATCGAAGACCGCGTAAGAAGAAGACGAAAGTGAACTAAAGTAGTTAACAAGATTATTAGTCTGAGTATTGGTGTCAGTAAGACCCACCAGATTAGTTCTGTGTGGACCAACGGTAGCAACACAATCTTTTCTCTCATTTGCAAGAGAGATAACATAATTTGCTTTTGCTTGTGATTCTGCCTCAGTGGCACAACCAGGACCCATGATCATGTAGTCAACTTCGATCTCATCTTTGTTTGAGAACAGACCGTATGCAGTGATCAGTTTTGCAAGTTCTGCCTTCATTCCACCAGTTGAGGAATAATCAACTCCACCCGCGAGTGAGTAATTTACATTACCCAGTGCAGCAAAGGTGACTCCTTGTGCATCCTGACCCCAGAGACCATCTCCAGTTGTGACTGCGGTAAAGTCTGTAGAGAATCCAGTTGCTCTTGGATAAGTTCCGTGAACAGTGTCATCACCCTGTGATGGGTTATAACCAGCAAAAATGTTATCGGAGAAATCTGCCAGATAATCTTTGTAGTAAATTCTCTGTGGAGCATTTACATTTGAAATAGCATCCCCTGCCTTAGAAAGGTTAACATGCTTTTCAATAATGTTACCCTTAATTCCAGTAAGAGTTCCTTTATCATCAACAACAACGACGTGCATTCCGTCATTCTTGCCACTTCTATCAGTGGTATATACGTTAGATACTGGTCTTGGAGCAATCGACTTCCAGAAAGTTGTTGCGTTTGTCAGACCTAAAGTTTGCTGATCATACCAGTCAACAGCTGTTGCTGGAGTGAACACTGTGTCTTGGAGACCTGTGCTGCTAACACCGGAATTGTTAACAAAGTGAAGTGCAAGAGATGTTCCAAACGCTCTGGTCGTAGATCCTTCTTGATAAGTAACAGCAGTTTCTGTCGATCCACCACCAACAGTCTCTACGCGAGAAACAATCTTAACATCGACCGTGCTGTTTCCTCCAGTTGCATCTGTGTTAAGTCCAACAACAATTCCTTTCAGGAATCCGGTAAATGCTGTGGTTGTACCCAATCCAGCAACTACCTGACCATCAAGGGATGCAGTTACACCGAAACCAACTGTTGCACCAGCGTTTGCGAGACTTGTGGTTGCAATACCAACTGTTTGGTCTGCATAGTCATCGATAAAGCAAACTTTTAATCCATTTCCCCACTTACCTGGGTTCTTAGCAGCATAAGTATAGGTTGTTCCTGTCTTGAAATTTTCTTGGTAATCATCATAATTTTTGATTTTCAACGAGGTAGTTGAAGCAAGACTAACACCAGCATTGGCGTTGTTCAGATCATCATCGTCTGCTCTTACTACCTTGAGGACTCCACCATATGAAAGATAGTTAGCAGCACTCATCCAATACTCATACTGAGTATCGGTTGAAAGTGGCTTACCAAAAGTATTGATGAGTTCTTGCTCAGTAGTGATATCAATTGGTTCTTCAACGGGTCCAATCTGGAAAGGTCCAGCAATTGCACCAATATTATCTAATACATTATCAGCTCTTCCTACTGTTAGGTCAACCTCCCTGACTAATACGCCAGGAGATAATTGAGGAGTCGCCATGTTTTGTTTCTCCGTGATCTCATGTTTAAAAATATTTATTAAAAAGTCACTTTTCAGAGGGGAAACATGACGCGAACTACCAGTCTGGATACTCCCATGTATTATTTGATTTCTTATTTTTTATCATTCTCTTTATAGTGCATTCTTTACACTCATATGAATACGATGACGCAACAGGTCCTCTATCTTTTCTGGTTCTATAAAACCCTTCTATTAAATTTTTTGTTTCACCACAAACTCTACACTTTCTATCCTGGAGTAAAAGATGTCCAAGTTTAATTTGTCCATCTAGATCCATTACCGATATTCCCACATGTAGGCCCTGTCGCCATATTCATCAACATTCCATCTATCTCCCTCAGCGTCTACAAAACTAGTTTCATCTAATCCATCATTTAAAAATCCAAACGGAGCCATGTCTTGTTCAATTTGATTTTTCTGTTCTTCATATAATCTCTTTCTAACATCTTGATCTGTAAGTTCTTTGAAGT